ACGGCGGTGAGGGTTTCGGCCTCGGCCGAGCGCAAATCCGGGGGCAGCATGGGCACAGCCCTTCAATGGGCGGACCATAGCGGCCCCCTGGCGGGCTTTAGGTGGGCTTGAAATTGGCAATCAAATCGCCGCCGCCGCCGCCACCTCGAGCGCTCGAGGCCGCCCCGCGGCGCCCGCTGCCGCCACCGCCCCCACCGCCGACCATGACGGCCCACACCACCTTGGCACCGGCTGGTTTGGTCCACGTGCCGCTCGAGGTGAACGCTTCGACCGTCGCCTTGCGGCCGTCGATCTTCGCGATGGCTGGGCCGGTCACCTCGAAGTAGATGGCCCCGTCGGCCGTGTTGACGGCCAGTTCCCCTTCGAGGAGCTGCGCCGTGGTGGGGACCGATCCCGCCGTGCTCGAGCGCTTGAGCCGGATTTGGTCAGACATCAGTAGGTCCCCCCGTCGACCGAAACCGTCAGGGCCGACACGCACTCACCGTCATACTGGTTCATGCGCTCAAACAGCGCCACGGTCACCCCGCCGGCCGTGTAGACCATGGCAGCCATCACGAACGCCCCATTGGGCACCGGCTGCAGCGTAAAACCAGCCGCGTTCGCCCGCGTTGCGTTCACTCCACCGGCCGCTGTGCCTGCGGTGTTGCCATATTCGGCCAGGTTGTAGGCCGTGACGCCGATGGCGTCGGTCTCGGTAATGGTCGTGATGTTGGTGGGCGTAGCCTGCGGCTGGGCCTTGCTCAGGCTGTACGTCCACCGGTTGGAGGTCAGCAGGGTGCTGCCGGTCACTGTCATGGGGTGCCACGACACGACGGCACCACGTTGCAGCAGCAGGTTCTCGAGTTGGCCACGGTTGGCCGTGACGAACTGCGCCGCCTCCACCATGAGGTTGTAAGCGTCGGACGACTGCCCGAGCGGAGCGTAGACCGACGGTTGGAGGAATCCGGTCATGGCCAGGCTGGCTTGGGGTTAGAGATAATGTCGATCACTTCGGTGGGCAGGATGACGCCAGCAGTGTGGAACGCTGCCGTGTCGGGGTATGCCTGGTACCACACCGCCCTGGCGGTCGCCTTCATCGTTGAACCACCAACGGAAATTGTGCTGTCAACCCAGATTGAACCATCCACCGGGTTGCGCATGGGGATCTGCTCGAGATGAAACCATTCGTCATACAGGAACGTGTACACGTCCATGCTGACGGAGTCACTGACGTAGCGCCGCTCGTACGACTGGAACAGGCAGGTGCCAGCGGCGTAACCGCCGAACGCTGCCGAGTTTCGTTTCAGCAGGTCCTCGGTGATGTTTGCGGGCACGTTGGTGTAGCCCAGCCCCGAGTTGGTGTCATTCACCAAGAACTCGACGCGGAACAGCTCCTGCCGTATTGACCTGATGAACGGCGTGCCCATGATGTTCGTCACGGTGCCGTTGGCGATCAGCGTGGTGGGCGGCCACGCAATGGTGCCGCTCGCTGGAAACGACGTGGTAGCGGGCTTGATGTATTGCGAGGCCTTGCGCTCGGAACTCTGCAGGGTCGTCTTGACGCCCCGAAACGGCGCCACGCCGACCACCGGACCGCGGGCCGTCGAGGTCACCATGTAGGTGTTGGCGCGGTCCGGGTGAGTCTCCACCCTGATGTCTTGCACGATGAACTGGGCCAGCCCGCCGTCGATGGTGCCAAGTGCCAGCCGGGTCCCGAGCGCCTCGATCTGGTCGAACGGTGCAGTTTGTGCCTTGATCGAGTTGTAGACGTTCCAGCTGTCCTCGCTGGTGCCGACGTAGGCCGGGTCGTCCTGTGCCACGAGGAACCTGGTGGTGTGCACGGCCTCGGTCGGTTCCATTCCGATCGTCAAAGACTGCTGGTTGTGCTGTCTGAATACTTGCCAGGCCATTAGCGGTTCCTGTCTGTGTTTTGCTTGATTTGCTCGAGCACGCGCAGCAGCTGCAGGTTCAGCGACTCGACAGACTCGCCGCTACCGGTTGCCATGGCAAAGCCCAGTTGGCTGCGGAGTCCGGCGGCCTGTATCTGCATCTTCTCTAGGTCGGTCATTGACGCCCCGCCAAACGCGTCGCGGGCGTTGATCATGGTCGCCTGCAACGATCCGCTGAGCGCTTGCTCGAAACCTCGCACAGTGTTGGTGATGTACGCGCCTGGCGCCGTGAAGAAACTTTCGGCGCTCTTGGACACCATCCCGCCAGGGCCTTCTGCGATCAGCCCGGTGCCGATTTCCTTTTGGGCGTCACGCCTAATCCTGGCGGCCTCCATCTCGTCCATGCCCAGCCCGACCATGCGCTGCCCGGCAACCATCTTGGCTTGCATTGCGGACACTTCCGCCTCCACGATTCGCGCTGAGAATGGCCGGACAAGTTCCGCCAACGTCTTGCGGGCCTCGCGGTTGGCCTCGTAGAAACTGCCGATGGCCTGAAACAGCGGAGACGCCATCCCAGCGGCAAACAGGCCCTGCATGCGGTTGAACTGGCCGCGGATGCCCTCAAGCTGCGCTGCAGCCTGCTGCCCTGCCTTTTTTAGGCCGGTCAGGTCTACGTCGATGCCGACTGCGAGTCCGTACTTCGCCACGTTGCCACCTTCCCGAGAGTTGCCATCCAGTCAGTCTGCCCTGGCTTGCGCCATGGTTCCACCACCGTCTGAGGCTGACGAGTCAGCCCGTACGCCAGGACCGTCAGCAGCCGCTCTATGCGGTCGGCTGCGGTCCACTCCAAGGGTTTGCCATCACCCCCTGGACGAGTGCCATGGCCACATGCACGTCCAGCGCTGTTGAGCCCGGCACGCCGTCCACCCGAGTGCACGACTCGAGCAGGAACGACTGCCGGGCGTCGTCGTCCAGCTGCTCGACCTTCCGCCACTCGCCGACCGTAATGGGCCGGACCTCGAGCACGGCCGGGTAACCGGCCACTGCCTCGCTGGTGAACGTGCGCCAGGTCATGCCCGAGCCGCCGTAATTTCGCCGACGTACTGCCAGGTCACGGTCGCCGAGTGCACGGTGTCGTTGGTGTAGGTCGGGCTGTAGCCGGTGATGATGGCCGTGCCGGTGAAGTCGACGCCTCCACTACCGGCGCCGCTGGCGGAAATAGCCACACTAACGGCCCCCGTAGATGGCGTGGCCCCGCAGAACTTCTGCGCTAGCGACAGCCCGGTGGCGTTGTCGGTGTGGATCGTCGCCGACCCAGTCACGGTCGGACGGCCCTGGATGGCCGTACTAAGCACCGAGTTGAGGGCCGTGGCGTCCACCACGGCGCTGCTGGCCGAAATGCTGATATCGGTGGCATCCACGAGAGTGCCACCGATGCTGATGCTTGTGCCGTTTGCAATAAATGCCATGTCTTAGCCTCCTGTTGCCCATATGCGGTACGTCTGACGGACCACCCGCGGGCCGTCGTCCGTGCCTTCCTGATCGTCCATGCGCTCCACGTCCTCGCCGTCGGTGGCGCTCCACTGGATCTTGGTGCCGTCCACCGTGCCGTAGGTGGTGTTGTCGTTCAGCAGGGCCGACACGGCAGCCGCCAGCGCTCGAGCGCCCGACAGTGACGTGGCGATGCAGTCGATGGCCACCGAGAACTCGGCCAGTTCGGTCGTCCCGGTCAACGTGCGCACCGGCGTGCGGGCGTCGATGCTGTAGACGATGGCAGGCAGCGCCGTGCCCTCGCGTCGCCACTCCGGGCTAACGCGGGTGCTCACGAGCCCGGATATGCCCGCGTCGTCGGTGATCCTGCGCCGTAGTGCGGTTTCGATGCTCATTTCTTGGACACCTTCATCCGCGCCTTGCGGGCCAGTTCGGTCAGCTGCGTCTCGATGACGATCGCCAAGTCCTCTTTGAGGACCGAGGGCGGGAACTGCTGGTAGGTGGCCCGCTTGACGTGCCACTGGGCACGGCCGCTGTCCACGATGGGCGCAACATAAGACCTTGGATTCCGCTTGTACCGGAAGCCGGTGCGGGTGGTGGTCTTGAGCCCGCGGGTGTCACCCATCGACTGGATGACCTTGCTGGACGCCTTGCGCAGGCTTTCCTGTCCGCCGTAGCTGCGGTAGGTGGCCCCGTGCGTCAGCCAGTTTTGCTTGTAGGTCGTCGCCAGGCGCTTGAGGCTGCGCCGCAGCAGCTGCTTGTACAGGTTCCGGCTGACTCGGTCGGGCAGCGTCAAGAACACCCTTTGGGCATCTGTGAATGCCTTGTTTGCCCGGTCGCTGGTTCCTGCGCCGAATCGCAACAGTTCCAGGTTCTCCGACGCATTCACCTGCCGGCGCATGAACGCTTGGTAGCGCTTCATGTGCTCGGGCGAATTGAACTCGGCGCCGCGGCGGAAACTCATGCCGTCACCTCGAGCGCTTCGCAGTGCAGCTCCATCCGGCCCAGCGTGGGGTCCAGCACTCCGGTGACCTCGAGCACGCGGTCGGTCTTGCCAGTCTCGCGCAGCAGGATCCGGCTCTTCACCGTCACCGAGTCGATCCAGGGCAGAACGAGCCGCCAGGCGGTCTGTCCGCGGTTGATGTCGACTGAGTCGATGGACCGCCCGTCGGCCGACTCGATGTGGCCCAGCACGGTGGCCACGGTGGACCAGGTCTTGGTGGCCTGCCCGTAGGTGTCAACGGACGCGGTGTAGTTCTGCACCGCCATCTCGTGTCTGAACATGCCACGCGGGACCATCAGTGCACCCCATGCTCCCCGAGCATGGCAAACAGCATCTGCTCGGCCTTGCCTTCGATGGCGCCGGTGCTGTCGCCGCGGTCGGCATACAGGCGCCCGCACAGCTGCAGCGCCAGCATGTTGATGTAGTGGTCACCCACCAACGTGTTCCAATTGATGGTCACCGGGCGGTTCCAGCCGTCCTCGATCAGAACAGCCACGCGCTCGCCGTCCCAGTGCTGTTCCGGGTTCTCAGTCTGCGTCACCGAGTCGTCATCGACGTAGACCGCCGTGATGGCCGACGCGGTGTTGACCGGCTGGATCGGGAGCACAACCCAGGTGTCCCCTTCCTCGGACACCTTGTACGAGCGCTCGAGTGCCTGCATAGCCAAGCCGGTGCAGCGCTCGATCGTCTCGCGCACGGCAGGCAGCAGGATGTTGCCGATGTACGAGTCATCCTGCGCATGGAAAATGCGCAGGTGACTCTTGATATCGCTGGTGGTGAGTGCTGGCATTTTGAAAAGACCGGGGGGGGTGTCCCCCCCGCCGGTCCGGGGTCACATGGAATCGATTAGGCCTTGTTGACGATCACGCCACCGGCGCGCCTGTCGATGATCTTGGCATCGGACCGCATCGAGCTGCGGTAGTTGATGATGCCCGTGCCGCTGTTCGAGAACGGGTCAACGATGAACTGAACTTCGCGGCGGTCCACGATGCGGTAGGCGCGGGCGACGTCACCGAAGAAGACCTGCAGGCGAGCCGATGCGGCGTTGTGCACGTCGGCAAACTCGCTGATGTAGACCGGGCGGCCCATGAGCATGCCGCTGGCGCCATCTTGCAGCATCATGCCTTGCATGCCGTCGTAAAGGTAGGTGCCGGTGGTGGCGGCCTTCTGCTTGAGCAGGAACGCCCAAGTCGCCTGGTTCATGATCCAGCTGCCGTTCTGGGAGTAGGCGCTGGGGACCAGATTGAACAGGTCGATGACATCATCGAAGTCGATGGTGTTGGCCGTGGCGCCAGTCTTCACCACGTACTGCCAGTCCGAGTCGCTGTACATGATGCCCTGTTCCTGGGAAGAACCGGAACCGGTGACATGACGCGCTGCGCGGAACTTGCCGTGCGCACGGGCGTGGTCTGCGACGACCTCGGCTGCAACGTCGATGGCCGAATCAAACAGCAGTTCCTCGGTCACCGGCGTCGTGGCGGTGGCCTTGTAGGCGGCGAACGTCTTGACGATGGTGGTGAAGTTTGATTCGCTGTATGCCGCTGCTTCGTTCGTGGCCGAGACAGTGGTGCGCGAGTCGATGACGGGCAGACGCAGGTTGTTCGGGACAGTCTGGACGGTCGCCAGCTTGCGAACGGGGTCGACCCAATCGAGCCACTTGACGAACTCGCCGGTCATCACCGACTGGGGCACAGTGTTGCCAGCGGTTGCAGCGGTGCCGACCGTCAGGGTCGTGCGCAGTTCCATGTTGCCGCTGCCCTCGCGGCCGCGGGTGGCGAAGAAACGCATCAGGTCGGCGTCGTTGCCGCCGTTGCGGACCTCGGGACGGCCGACCAGTTGGCCGTTCTTGGCCTTGACGGCGTCGAGGCGGCTGCGAATCGACAGGCTTTCAAGCTGTCCGTCGATAGCGCGGATCTCTTCCTCGGCCAGGTCGAACGAACGAACGGCATCGGGGGTTGCGGTCTCGGCGTACTGCTCGCACGCAGCGACGAGCTGCGCACGCTTCTCTCGGAGTGCTTCGGGGGTCACGGTCATTTCAGGTCTCCAATCCGCAGCCGCAGGTACCGAGCGACGAGCCCGGTGGAAGTGTGAAACGCCCGGACCGCGGCTGCGGTCGCCTCGTAGGCGGGCGTGTGGACAAGGCTGACCTCGTAAAGGCGGGCCGACACGACGGTCCGGCGGTTGCCCGCCCACTCGTCCTTGTCGACCGCGAACCCGAACGACATGTTTTGGTAGATCCCATCGCGGAGCAGCACGCGCATGTCCTGCCCGTCGCGGGTGTCCGGCAACCGAGCAGAGAACGTCACGCCGCGCTCGGTCTCCTCGAGCTCGAGCGTGCCGCTGCGGGTGTCCGCCAGCACGCGTCCGCCATCGTGCTCGACGAGCAGCGACACGTTCCGCTTGCCGATGTCGGCCGCGAACGCACCGCGCTGGATGGTCTCGATGAACGGCAGCGGCTGGGAATCGGTCTCGTAGGGAATGGCCAGCCCGGACACGGTGTTGCCCTCGACGGCTGCGCGGACCTCGAACGAGCGGCGGTCAATCTGCATCGGGAGACTCGCTTTCTTCGTCCTCGCGGTCCCCGTTCACCTCGGCCTGACCGGCCGCCGTGTCCAGGCGCATCATGAGTTCGTCCGCCATGGGGTCCTGCACCGGCTGCATGCCGATGAACCAGCGGGCGTCGTTAGGCGTGAGGACGCCAGACATGACCAACTTGGAAAGCTCCTTGGCGGTGTCCTTCATCGTGCCGCGCAGCAGTTCCTGCAGGTCGTGCTCGACGCGGTAGCCGGGCAGCAGTTTGGCCGTCAGTTCGGCCTCGATTCGCTTCGCCCAGGGCCGCAGCGTCTGATCGACCAGCGCACGCTGGGCGTTTAGGTCAATCTGAGTTCCCGCCTCAGTGGCCGCCAGGAACGACAGCGGCAGGTTGAGCGCTCGAGCGATCTCTCCCATGGCCGCGGTGCGGGCCGCCGTCACGGCGTCGAGGTCGCCCTGCCCGCTGACGCCCTCGATCTTGCCGCCGCCGTCGATGATCAGCGGTTCAGACGCGCCGCCTGATTTCGCATGCTTGGCCTTCCAGGCGAGCAGGATTGTCTGCTTCGCCTGCTCGCTGATCGGCGTCGGGAACTGAAACGACAGGCGCCTGGTCGTACCGGTGGCCGCCATCGTGGCCGCCCAGTTGTCCAGGTCCGCCACCAGTTGCAGCTGCGTGCGGCACTTGTCCAGCGGGCTTTCGCCGATGAACGCCCACCGGCTGTAGCCGCCTTTGACGTGGATCAGGTCGCTGGCCGGGATCGACTGCCCGTCGAGCAGGTACTGCAGCGGGTTGGCCGACCAGTTGATCGTGATGCGCCCACGCTCGAGCGGGATGAGTTCGGCGGCCTCGCCGGAGTAGGTGCGTGCGATGTACGCGTACGCGTTGCCCTGCGTCATGGCGTCGGTGACGAGCCACCGGCGCAAGTCCCAGCCGTTGACCATTTCCGTGCTGCGGCCGGTCAGCAGGCTGAGGGCAGCGGGCTGCACCTCCTGGTCCTTGCTGTCGTAGACGCACAGCGTGACGCTAGCCAGCATCGAGGCCACGCCCTCGATGGCACGCTGAACGCCGGGCAGCGCCTCAACGTCGCCCACGCTGCTGGTGTCGACCAGCATCGAGGCGTTGAAACTGCCCAGGAAGTAGCTGCGGAAGCGCGAGAGAAGTCCCACGCTTCCCCCAGTTTGAGTACGCGCTTTTTCTGTCAATAGGCGGGTGTGACATTTTCTGTCACATTCCGCAAATTGTCGATTCGTCCGCTTGGTGGCGTCAGATGGTCATTACGCCGGACGGCGGCATCCACTGCTGGGAGCGCCCGCGCAGCTCGAACAGGCGGGCCGCGTTGCAGG